GGCTAAAGTTTCCAATCCACAAGCTTGCGCAGTTGTATTAGCTATTTTACGACGACGTTCAACGGACTTAACAGTTCGCTCAACGACAGTATCAATATCAATTGCCTCATACATATCACGCATGAATTTTTCCGTTCCAGTCTGGACATCGAGATAAGTCATATCCCACTGCCCAAACTCGCCAGCAAGATGTGGCGCGGGTGCAGCAGTTGTAACAACCTCACGGTAACGACGGTTAGTTACACCTGAAGGTACATTGACCGCACATCCAGATTTATGAGCATAAATCTGGAGATGAGACCAATCCATCATAGCTCCAGAAGAAGAAATGTTTTCATCATCCTCAACAGGTTGCGCCGGGAAACCAGGTTTCCAGCAAAACAGAAGATGATTCTGCATCCTTCTTAAAAGAGCCGCACGATCAACAGTTCCAGATTCAGGAAATGCAATATTTGAAGTACAAATTATCACCTCCGAGGTAAACTTCGTCTTTTTCTCAGACAAAGTTGCCATCGGAAGGGGATAAACTGCACTAGAAACAAGCGACAACCACGCAGTATGTTCCTCATTGGTCGTGTCTTTCTTCTGACTTGGTGAACAAAAAGCCTCTTCAAAACGACACACAGGTTGGTTACAATAACCATCCCAATGTTTCTGAAGTGGGTTTCTACTATAACAGTAGGAACCCTCCTTTCGTTCAGCAGGCCAAAGACGTTCAGCAACACGTTCGGCTAACATCTCAGCGAACCGAGTCTTCATAATTCCGGCAGGACCAGAAATATAAACGACTGTAGGTTCTACGCGCGAATGGGCATTTCGAGTGTTAACAGCGCTCATAACTGCTTGATACAACTTCTTGTATTCAGCAGTGAAGTGTACACGTTCAGAGAACGGATACTCGCGAACGTGCGTTAGAACTTTAAGAGTTCCAAAAGCACGGGCTAAAAGTTCCTGATAAGATGACAAATGTTCATACAATCTGGGTTCAGCATTCATCTGTTCACAGATTAACACGGCCTGAGCCATCTCAATCAAAAGAGTCGGCACATCACGGATAGTTAAACGATCGGCTTCAGCATGATCAACATTCTTCAACAATTCCTGGATAGTTTCGTTAGAACGATAACTAACCAAGAAACGTAACAAAGAAATCACAAGATCAGACAAAAGCGAAATCGCATGCTTACTACCGGATTTAAACAAATCTTTACATCCGGTAATGTCAGAAACACGGAAAAAGTTGGAAACAATTCCAGTACTTATAGATCCAGTAAACAAAACAGAGATCAAAGTAAGAAAAACAGTAACAAAAGGTTCAATGGCATCACCGTCCGCACGGGCGGTAGGGCGCTGGAATAAACCAATAAAATCAGTACAAAGACCTTGTCCGAATTTTGGAATCAAAATAAGTCCAAGAAGAGAAGCCCATTGGGCAGCAGTTTGACAAACAGAAGCAAGATTAGCAAAACAAATAGCAAGAGCAGCGGCCTCAACAAGTTTGAGAATACCTTGAAAGGCATCTGAAACTTTCTCAACAGTCACTTCAGTCATCTTGTAAATCTCTTTGGCTTTGTCCCCAATAGAAGACCCAAAACCAGCGCCAAACTTGTAACAACAAGCCTGGAGAAATTCATGCCATGCTCCCTGAGGGATCAAAGGTTTTATCTGCCAAGCAGCAAGAAAACCAGCCATAAACAGGAAAGCAGCATAAGAAATTTC